ACATTGCTTATTTTCCTGGCAGTTTTTAATTTTGCAGCTGTAGAAGCATTGCCGGATAGTTCACCAGAAAGGCCACCGCTGAATGTTTGTCGATTAGTCCAGGTATTCGCTGTACTGAGTAACGGTATTTTCTCCCCGCTTGTGCCGAGTTCTCGTAAACCGAGGTATTCGATAACGGCGGCAACGGTCGATTTCGCAAGAATATCCCGCCCAACTTTTGTCAGGGTTGCCAGACTGGCAACATCATTCCCCGTAAAATACGGAAACCTGTCTGCCGCAGTAGCAAGCCCGGCCAGCGCCGTCAGGGTGGCATCTTTCGGTTGCTTACCCGCAAGCGCGCTAGTCATGGTGGTCGCAAAATTCGGGTCGTTGCCCAGCGCCGCAGCCAGCTCGTTCAGCGTGTTCAGTGCATCAGGTGACGAATCTACAAGGGCGGCAATCGCAGCCATAACGAAAGCCGTGCTTGCGATTTGGGTATTATTCGTTCCCTGTCGCGCAGTTGGTGTTGTTGGCGTTCCGGTCAGTGCAGGACTATTTAAGGGCGCTTTCTTGTTCGTTTCACCCATTACCGCCTTAACCGCTTTTGGCGTTGCCGCCAGTGACTCGGAAGTGCTGTTGGTCGCACTGCTGAGCTGTACTATCCCCTTTTTCGTCGTGCTCGCATCCTCAAGCGCCACGGCGGATGCAATATCCTCTGCCCGTTTTGCCGCTGTCTCGGCGCGCGTTGCCGCGGATTCCGCCGTACTTTTGCTCTGAGCTGCCGCCGTCGCACTGCCAGCTGCCTCTGTCGCCTTCGTGGATGCCGTCGTGGCGCTGCCCTTTGCTGCTGACGCCTGTCTGGTCGCCTCATCTTTTGAAGCAGACGCAGATGATGCCGATGACGCCGCTGAACTGGCTGACGATGCGGCTGCCGCCTTAGAGGAAGCAGCATTGTCTGCTGAAGTCTTTGCATTTGTTTCAGAGGTTTTTGCTGCAGAAGCAGACCTCGCTGCTGCAGTGGCTTGCTCAGTGGCTTTGCCAGCCTTCGTTGTGGCTGTTGAAGCGGATGATGCGGCGCTTTCTGCCGATTTTCCGGCGGCGGTGGCACTGGCTGAGGCCTGCCCGGCACTTGTTGACGCGGCACTGGCAGATAATGCAGCCGCTGTTTTTGAACCTGCCGCAGCTGAGGCGCTCTGTCCCGCTGCTGTTTCAGAAGACTTAGCGTTCGTCTCGGACGTTTTTGCCGCCTTCGCGGAATTTCCTGCCGCCGTTGCCGAGGAAGCTGCACTACTGGCACTTGATGATGCATTCGTTTCTGAAGATTTCGCTGCCTCTTTTGAGGCCGCCGCACCCCGTGCCGAGGTGGCAGCTTCTGACGCCTTCGTGGTCGCTGTGGATGCAGAAGTGGCTGCCGATTTTTGTGATGCTGCGGCATTCGTTTCTGACGTTTTCGCGGCACTGGCGCTGGTAGCTGCCGCGCTTTTTGATGACTCTGCAGCAGCAGCACTTTTTGCTGCTTCACGGGCCTTTGTCGATGCCGTTCCTGCGCTGGAAGACGCTGACTGAGCCGACGACGCGGCCTGTCCGGCTGACGTGCTGGCGGCACGTGATGAGGCTGCAGCATCGGTTGCATGAGTTGCCGCCTCGCTGGCTGATGCACTGGCATCGCTGGCTGATTTTTTCGCGGCTGCCGTATTCTGTGCAACCGCGGAGGCGTTACGTGACACCTCTTCTACCATCTGCTCAAAGCGGCGCAGTGCCTCCGGTCGTACATCATCCTCCGTCATGGCACCGAGAAAATCATTCAGCGTACCTGGTCTGGAACCTTCATAGACGGTAATGGTCCCGGCATGTGAAGGCGGAAAACCTTCAACCAGCAGGGTGACGCTGTACTGACCATGCTCAACATCCATGCTGTAACGTCCGGCTTCATCCGGATTTTCAGAGGCCACCGTGTTCACCACCACCGTGCTGCTGGTTCGTCTGGCCTTCAGCACAATGGTGCAGTTCTGTACTGGTTTTCCTGTGCCATCTTTAAGCACGCCAGAAATTTTTACTGTCATACTTTTCCACCAATAAAAAAAGCCCGCAGCAGTGACGCCACGGGCTTCAGGACAGTGTAACTTTACGTTTCCTCAAACGCAGTTCACCCCATAAGGTGGATGAACCTGCGTATCATAACAATATTTACAGAAGATAAATCGGCGTCTGTTGTCAGAAACGGTATCCGATACCAACAATAAATGCATCCGTTCGCCAGTCGCCACTACCGGAACCTTCATAAGCAAGGTCAATGGTCACGGATTCGGTCGGGTTAAACTGCACGCCAGCCCCCCACGCCAGAGACGTGTTGCTGTGGCGACCGTCATCACTTCCGGTCAGCACATCGTGCGTTTTCCCCTTGTTGTCAGTTACGCGGAGATAATCCCCGGAGAAAGTTGCGTATTACCGTGAAGGAGATCGGTGAGTAACATCGATGGAGATCGGTTCGTGTCACTTTCACAGAACCGTTTTTAAATTACCTTCACTGATCTCCTTCGGTCAACGGAGATTGTATTTTCCGCATTGATTCTCCTTTAAGTTCGATCTTGATACTGCCATGAACCAGTCGATCTAGGATGGCATCCGCATGTGTGGAGTCTCCGATCATTTTGTACCAGTTTTCCACCGGCAACTGGCTCACTACGATGATTGAGCCTCGTTGGTACATCAGATCCACTATTTCCAGCAGGTCGCTACGCTGTTCTGATGAGAGAGGTTCCAGCCCCCAGTCATCCAGAAGCAGCAGATCGCTATTATTCAGCCTGGTCAAAAGTTTGCTGTATCTTCCATCAGCATGCCCCTGATAGCACTGTTCCATCAGCGCTTTAAGGCGATAATAGTAGACCTTGTATCCCTGTCGGCAGGCATTATGACCAAGTGCACATGCCAGGAACGTTTTACCGCTGCCGGTGGCCCCGGTCAGTAAAATATTTTGTTTCAGGGTTAACCAGTTTCCCTGACTGAGTGAACGGATGAGGGCCCTGTCCAGCCCTCTATTGTTACGATAATCCAGCTTTGATAACTCAGCATTAAGTCTGAACCGTGCATGTTTGATCAGACGCTCTGCCTTCCTGTTTTCACGGCAGGTTAGTTCTTCTGCTGTCAGTAATGACAGGCGTTCTTCGAAGCCCAGCTCCTGGTATGTGCCCGGTTGAGCAAGTTGCTTTTTAAGCGCATCACGGAAGCCGGTGAGTTTAAGTGCGGTCAGTTGTTCGTAAAGATGATTCATCATTGGATCCCGTATCAGTGGTAATACTCACTGCCGCGTACGTTTTCGTGTTCCATCGTGGATAACAGATCTGGTTTTGGATCCTGAACAGGTTGTTTATCCAGACCTTTTTCCAGGATCGATTTAATACCTGACAGACGCCATACCTTTGTTTTCAGAGCTCTTGCACATGCTGCATTAAGTCTGGCTTTACTGTATTTTTTATGAAGGTTCAGGAGTCCAAGGCAGAAGCGATAGCTTTGTTCCGGATGTGGACGAGAGTTCAGTATATGAAGCACATAACTATGAGTTTCACTGCCTATGTGCCCCGCCCATTCCAGAAGACGCTCTGGCGTCCAGGTGGCATGCTGTCGATGAGCTTCAGGCATGTGCTCGTTGCGGGTACTGTAGCCATAAGTACGCTTGCGCGGGTGCACAGCAACCTCCTGCCCCTGATTGAAGAGTCTTACCAGTTCTCCGGAGATCCATGCTTCCAGTTGCTGGCCTAACAGCGAACATGGAACCGAGTAGTAATGTTTGTCGATTTCCACGTGGTAATCGGCATGAACTCTGACTTTCTTCACCAGGGTGTAACTGTAACTGGCTTCAGGAAGAGGCTTCAGTGCGGGTTTATCAAGCTGGATGAAGAGTTCTGCACGTGAATAACCCAACTTCTGCATTATTTTGTTATTCAGTCTTTCCAGCAACTCCCGAATGCGCTGATTAAGCGATGCAAGGCTGTAGAAGATCTCATGCCTGATTCGGGCCATGATCCAGCGTTCAACAACCTGAACGCCAACTTCAGCTTTGGCTTTATCTTTCGGTTTACGTGGCCGCGCAGGCAAAACTGCGACATTATAATGCTCAAGCATCTGCTGGTAGGTAGGGTTAACGTCAGGATCATACTTACATGCCCTGGATGTGGCGCTTTTCAGATTGTCCGGAACAACAAGTTCAGGAACGCCACCCAACCACTGGAAGCAGCGAACATGACTCATCACCCAGTCTTCAAGCTGCTGAGACCAGGTGGCCTCTGCCCATGTGTAACTTGATGCCCCGAGAACAGCTACGATGACCTGAGCAGTTCTTATTTCTCCGGTCTCAGGGTCGGTAACGCCAACGGTAGGTCCACAGTAATCAACGAAAAGTTTTTCGCCAGCTTTATGTACCTGACGCATTGATGGTGAAGTGGTTTTGAGCCATTCACGGTACATCCGGCAGTAATGGTTATAGCTGTAAAAACCGCCTGGATTACGCTCACAGTATTCTTCCCAGAGTAGCTGCAGCGTCACGCATTTATTACGCAGTTCCCGGTGTACTGTAGCCCAGTCAGGCAGAGAGTGCTTCTTCATCTTAACCTGGGTCTGAAGGAACGCATGTTTTAGTTTTGTATCATCCCATCCTGTAGGTAAGGGCCACTGCTTTATGCCAAGTTGAGCCGCCCGATTAGCATATCTGGATACAACGGAAGGGGAGATTGCAAGACTACGACCAATTTGTCGATGGCTGAGTCCAACACCGTATTTAAGCCTAAGAATTTCTTTAAGTTTTCTCATAGAAATTGGAACTGTTGGCATAGGTATCCTTTACCGGAATGGCAAAAGATACAGATCAACACACCTGTGAAGTTCCAATAACATTGATGGAGATCACTGAATAACAAAATGAGTCAAAAGTGATCTCCATCGATGTTATTCAGCGATCTGTTCAAATGTTATTACCCGATCTCGATGGAAGTTATTGAGTGATCTCCTTTCATGAAAATACGCAAAAGTCGACACACGGCTGTAAGCCACACCCGCCATCGCATACGCGCTGAACCATTCATTCACGCGTACAGACGGCCCCGCCATCACGCTGAACCAGCGGTTACGCACGGAATCTTCATGCCAGCGGGTATCGCTGTAGCGCGTTTTTTGCTCATCCTCAGCATTGGCATAACTGAAGGACGTAATCAGCCCCAGCGCGTCCGTAAACTCATAACGGTATTTCACGTTAATCCCGTTCAGATCATCACTACCGGGAACGTTCGTCGAGGCATGGAGATACCCCGCGCTCAGCGTGGACTGATGTTCTGCTGCACTCGCTGGCGTAGCAGCGGCGACCTGCCAGACTACTGCGGACAAAATAACAGCACATAATTTACGCATAATTACCTCTCGCTTTTCTGCAATAAAAAAGGCGCCATTTCTGGCGCCCGTATCTGGGTTATAAAATTCAGCTAATCGTGATGCCTGCAGTGGCTTTCTTCATCACCACAACCAGCAAATCGCTGATACTTGCTGTGGGATACCAGTTATTTACCAGCCATGCTGACACCGAAAACTCCAGTGTCATGTGACCGTGACCGGCAGGCATATCAATAACACCACTGTAAATCAGCGTATTATCCAGCGCGGTACGGTTATAAATTTCAGCACCGTTTTTCCGCACTATCAGACGGCATGAGGAGTAAATATCAGTATGCTCTTTCTCATGTTTAGCGCCGCTGAATGCCACCGCCGGAATAACAATCTGCCGGTCAAACGGCTGATCGTCATAAACCCTGACGGTAATGGTTCCTGATGGCCACCGCTCCGGTGCACGGGAGTCCCGGGGGAAAGCTTTGCCCACTGTTTTAACGAGATCGCCTTCAATCTGGTTCGCGGACAATTTTCCCAGAACCCGACAGTTCTCGTTAATCGTGACGTTGTTGAGCGTCCCGGAGTTCGCATTCACGTTACCGCTGATATCGGCATTTTTCGCCGTCAGCCGCCCGTCCGGTGTCAGGGAAAATGCCGGAGGATTACCGCCGCTGGTAATGGTGGGAGCCGTCAGATATTTCAGGAACACTTCATTCATAAATATCTGATCGCCCTGACCAACAAACATCGGCTTTGTGTTGCCATTCGCAGGATTAATCATCGCAATCCTGTCTGCCGCCAGCAGCACCTGACTCTGCATTCCTGCTGGCGTATTCTCAATACCGGCACCGATACCCGCAATATAAAGGCGTCCGTCCTGCATCTGCTGCAGTTTCACGGCCCACATGCTGTTCAGGTTATTATTTGTATCAACCTGAACTTTCTGTATCTGCTGGATTGCCGCACTCTGATTTTCCAGTTTTTTATTGACGGTCTGCGTGATTTCATTGCTGACATTCGTAATGGACGTCCTGATTTCAGCCAGGTCCGGCGCAAGCTGACCGTTATCAATCTGCGTCCACAGCTCCTGGGCCAGATGTGTTTTCCCGATTTCTCCTTTGAAAAAATCCAGGTAACCTTCCGCATCATCGCTCGCCCGACCGACAGCCTCCACGAATGCCGATTTGCCAACAGTATTCACACTGCGGATATAAAAATAATAATCATGGCCCGGTTTGATATTGATACTGGCAGCTATCCAGTACAGCGCCGAGCCAAGATAGCGGGCTGCGGTTTCAACCTGCCTGATATCCGCAATCCGCTTTTCCGAGAACCAGAACTCAAACTGTACCGTCGGGTCATAAACGGCAAGATGTGGCGTTGCGGTTATCTGAAAATAGCCCGGCGTCAGCTCAATCCGCGACGGTGCTGCCGGTGCGGCAATCCGGAAGGTGGTGGTGGCAGGTTCACCCTGCTGGCCATAGCTGTTTATCGCCCGCACCGTCAGGGTGTATTCCCCGAGCGGCAGGCCGCTGAAACGGTGCTCCGTGTCTGCGGTGATGGCGGTGGTCACCAGTCTGGCATCCGTTCCCTTACCACTGGTCAGGCGCAGACTGAAGCGCACACCCTTCACCACCCGCGGCGTGTCCCATTTCGCCTGCGCCAGATACTGGCCGTCAGCTGCGCTCACCTCCACCGTCAGGTGCTGCACTGCCGGTGGGATGACGCTGTTCAGGGAACCTGACTGCGGCTCAAAGCGGGCACCGTTATCCACGATGGCTTCTTTTTCCGGTACGTGCTGCACCGCCGTGATGGCAAAGGTGCCGTCCGTGTTTTCCCGGATGGAGACACAGCGGAACAGGCGACGGCGCAGTGACGGCAGGGAGAGTCCCCACACCCCGTATGTCTCCACACCATCAGGCAGGGTACTGACCTGTATCCGGTCCGGCGCGGGGTGTGCGGTGATGTCCACACTCACCGGCTTACCGCTGCCGTTAATCAGGTTCACCGCCGATGTACCTGTCTCCGGCAGGGTAACCTCACGGTCCAGCGTCAGGGTGCGGGTGGCAGCATCAATGGACAGGACACGTCCGCCGGTCAGGGTCCCGGCATAGTCATTATCACAGATTTCAATAATGTCACCGGGTGTGTGCCGCAGCCCCTGAGACCCGAGCGTGAAATCCACCGTCTGCGTTTCCAGCAGTTCGGTCTTTATCACCCACAGTCCGGCACGGTGGGCCTGACCGCGGCTGGTACAGCCGAACGCGTCCATCTTCAGCAGGTTGCGTCCGTAGCGCAGTATGGCTTCCGGGTCTTCCACCAGTTCCGTGGAGGTCTGCCAGCCGTTCTGCGGGTCGGTGTAATTCACCTCCACCGCCGTGTGCCGGTCCTTCAGGGCACTGAAGCTGTAGCGGAATCCCACGCCGTTATCATCCACCACCACATCGCTGTTGGTGTACGGCCACACCACATCCGACGGGCGGTCCTGAACGAACGTCAGCGTCTGACCGTTCCATACCGGCATACAGCGCATCGCAGAGCAGAAATCACTGAGAACGTCCCACGCCTTACGCTGTTGTGCCAGGTACGCATTAAAGGTCATCCGCGGCTCGGTCCCCCCGAAACCATCCGGGACCGTCTGGTCGCAGTACTGCCCGATGGCATACAGCGCCCACTTGTCCACATCCGCCGCCCCCAGACGTTTTCCCATGCCGTAGCGCGGGTGAGTCAGCATGTCCCACAGACACCAGGCCGGGTTGTTGCTGTATGCCGGTTTCAGACTGCCGTCCCAGATACCACTATACGTGCGTTTTTCCGGGTCATAGTTTGACGGCACCTGGATGATGCGACCGCGGATATGGTAGTTCACCGTCATCTGCTGGCCGCCGAACTGCTCCGCATCCACCTGCAGCCCCACAATGGCCGTGTTCGGGTAGCACTGTTTCACATCGATGATTTCGGTGTATGACGACCACAGCGTCTTATTCTGCAGCTGGTCCGTGGTGCTGTCCGCCGTCTCCCTGACCATCCGGATGTTAAAGGGCCGGGGAGGCAGATTATCCAGAATCACCGAGGCCAGGAACTGTGAGGTGGTCTTGCCGTTAATGGTGACGTCCTTTTCTGTCACCCAGTTACCGTTACGCTGTAACTGAATCAGCAGGCGGACGGATGCCGGGTTACGGTCACCCTTTGAGGTGGTCTCCACCAGTGACTGCACCCCGAAGGTAACCCGCAGGCGGTCAATGTTCGCGGACGTAATGGTGCGCGTCACCGGTTTTGCCTTCGTCACTTCCACGCCCAGTCCGGTTTCAGCTCCGGAGGACTCAAAGCCTTCCGGTGGTGTCTGCTCCTGCTCCCCGGCGCGCCAGACCGCCGTCACACCGTGTATCACGGGATTGCCGTCCGTGTCCGTCAGTGGGGTTTTGTTCACCAGAATACTCTGCAGTCCCTTCACCGGACCTTCTATCGGTCCCTCACCAATCGCATCAATCACGCTCATCATCTGCGTGGATTTGAGATTATCCTTCGCCTCACGAGGCGTGTGTGCCTTACCGCCACCTTTTCCCATACAGCCTTCCCCTGAATAAATTAACCGCCACTTGCCATTCCGTACAGAAGTCGGATATCCTTCGCCCGAAAAGCATGAAACACATTTCTGCCATGCTAAAGAGAAACCCCGGTATCAGCAGATACCGGGGTTTTCTTTCATGCCCACCGATAATCCTGTTGGTTAAAACCGGTAATGGCATAAAAATTCTGAATATCTTCACATTTTCACACACTGACTGTGGCGCTTATAATTTCGCTGCGTTAGTGTTTTTTTGCCCGAGTAACAAAAACAACTCCTTAACATTGATCTTCATTTGTCTGTCCCCGCAGCTCCGCGATCACTGCGGGATTTTTTTATGTTTTATCCCTGTCGCCCGATAACCACGACCGTTCCGCCCCCGCCTTCATCACGGGTGCTGATGTCCTGGGATATACGGCGGGAGCCAACCAGCATTTCCCCGTAAGGCACCGGCATCGGGTTCCCCTGGGCAATCATGTTATCCAGCGAGGAAAAGTACGTGTTCTGTCTGCCGTTATCCGTTGCGCGGTAATCCGGTGTTTTTGCCTTCGGGGCCAGCATCTGGGCCACACCGCCCAGAATCATGCTGGCTCCAAGTGAAAACAGCATCGTGGTGGCAGAAAAACCACCGGCTGCCAGGGCTGAACCCCATAACGCCATTGATGCCCCGGCAGTGAAGAAAGAGCCCACGATGGCTGCCGCCCCCAGCACAATCTGCAGTCCACCCTTTCCGGCCCCGGCCAGTCGCGGCACAATATGGATGACCGTTCCCTCACCCAGCTGTTCGTGAAGACGGGCGTACACCGCCTCCGGTGCCGTGTCATAACCGGCAATACGTATCTGGTACCAGCCTTCGTTCATCTGACGGCGAAAGCCCGGCACCTGTAACGACAGCGCCCGGATGGCTTCCGCTGCCGTGTTCACATACAGGCTGAGGCGGCGGCCAAATCGTTGTAAATCCCCGTGAAGGCAGATGCGTGCCAGTGGCGGTGACGCCAGACAGAATGCGTTCGTCGTTGCCATTTTTCGGAATACCTCTCCCGTTTACTCAGTTGTTCAGGCAGATGGTGAAGCAGCTCACCGTTGCCGCAGTAAATGGCGGCATGGTTCGGTACCGAAGCACCAAAGCAGCACAGCAGAATATCGCCCGCCTGTGCAGAGGACAGGGGCACCCGGTAAAAGCCGGTGACCGCCATATTGTCCAGGTAAAGGTTCTGACCGTTGCGCCACCAGTCATCCTCGCGATGAAAATCCGGCATTTCAGTCCCCGCCAGATGATAAGCATCCCGGAACAGCGTGTAACAGTCCGTCACCCCGTGCTCAAAGCGCCGTCCTGTCAGATGTGGCACACAGCGGAATTTGTGAATGTCACCCCGGCAGACCAGCCACCAGGGCAGTGCGCTTTTTATCTGCAGCCGCCGGTCAGCCTCGCTCAGCCAGGGCAGCCCACCGGGATGACTGTGGACCAGTGCCACAATCTCCCCCTGCATCTCTGCCCGCAGCCAGTCTTCCGGTGCGATACGAAAATACGCCTCCGGCTCTGCAGAAATATTCACACAAGGGATATACCACTCCCCCTCCGACGTGCTTATCACGAAGCCGCACGACTCCGCAGGCGCACACCGCCGGGCATGCGCCAGAATCGCTGATTCAGTCTGTGTCATAAACCGGGATTTACTGCGAAAGTTTATTAATGGAAAGGAAACCGCCAAAATTGCCGACATTCCTGCGCAGTTCACACCCGCGCATGCACTTGCTGCATCTGTCCTTACGGATATCCGTGGTGGGGTTGTCGAACTCATCCGCCACCGCAGGACCGTTATACCCGCATTCATCTCCCCGGTAATCCCACATACAGGTGTTCGCCAGCATGATGCGACCGGGAAACAGCGCCCCATCCGTCTCGGTCGGTGTAGCCAGCACAAACGAGGCCGTCATGGCTGTCAGCTGCGACATCTGCTCCACCACCCAGCGGTCACTCAGCTCCTGCTCCGGGTCCGCCTCCGGATTGCCCGCAACGAAATTCACCGCATCCAGAAAACGGGCATACACCCGGCGGCGGACCACCGTGGCCCCCACCAGACTCTGCAGGTCTTCCGCCATCCCGGTGACCAGACCGAACAGATTGGACACCGTCAGCGACGGTCTGGCACTGCTGCCCTTCCCGCTCATCTCAAAACCGCTGCCGTCAATCGGGTATGCCTGATATTGCCGCCCCTGCCAGGTGACCGGCTCCCCTTTTTCATTCAGCTCATTACAGAAAAAATACCGCTCACCGCCCTGTACCGTCAGGTCGATTTCCCAGAGTACCACCCGCGGTGACTGCTCTGACTTAACCGACTCGTTCAGACTTTCTTCGCGAATATCCTGCATCAGTTCACCACCTGCTCAATCGTACAACTGAAATCACTGTGCCTGGCGTTATCTGTGACGCTCCACTCCCGGCACACCACCCTCACCGTCAGGTTATGTTTCGGCGGTCGCCACAAAAAGGCACGGTAACCACCATGCCACGATAAAAATTCATCCAGCCAGCGCCGGGTTGGTTCATCCGTCACCCGGAACACCGCCTGAAACGTCTTCAGTCTGGCATTAAGTCCCGTCGGTCGGCGCTGTTCATAACCGTCACCAAACCGAACCCTCACCACCGACGGTTTCTCACTCACCTGCATCCCTTCACGCGGGACCAGATGCAGCGTTTTTATCTCAGCCACTCAGCATTCCTCCGTCACGTCGCATGGACAGCATCACCGCCTGCACCCGCTGGTCAATCAGCTGCACAAGACTGCCTGCCGCCTCCGCCCCTATCTGTCCGTTAGCCCCGTCATTCTGAATGGCGATGTGGTAGACCGGGGAATACACCAGACCGGCACTGCCGTTCATACTGCCCACCGCGCGTACGCCCAGCGAGCCATCCGCCGCCCGGGTCAGGGGCATAATGGCTTCAGGTCCGGCTTCCCCCATCAGCCCGGCCCCTTTTGCAAACGCAAAGTACGTGGGCGTGTCCACAATGCTGTTGCTGTACGCACTCAGGTTTGCCGAGGTATACACGCCGCCTTTTGCATTGGCCACCGCACCGCCCAGCCAGTCACCAATGCTGCCAATAAATCCTCCCGCACCGGACATACCGTTTGCCGCCGTCTTAATTCCGTTGACAATCGCAGCATTCATAAGAACTTTTGAGATTTCCTGCAGTACGGATGAGGCCCAGTTGCGCCATTCCACTTTGTTTCCGTTCAGCATCTCCGTGATGTTATTCACCATCCCTGAGATACCCTCCGTCGCAAGCTGTGCTGCCTGTGAGGCGTAATCGGATGCATTGTCCACCCAGTTACTGAGCCCCTCCTGCAAGCCTTTCTGCCAGTCCGCACGCTGCGCATCCGATTCGGCATAAAAGGCTGCCTGGTCCTTAAGGCGTTCGCTCAGATACTGCGCGTTCTGTGCCCGTGCCTGTCTGTAAAAATCCTCACTGATATCCCCGGTCTGATACTGAGACTGAAGGTCCGCATCCTTCTGGCGGAAGCTGTCACGGATCTGCTGCAACTCCCGCATGCGTTCCCTGGCTCGTTCTCCCTGCCCGTATCCCAGCAGTTCGGCTTCATTTGATGCACGCGCAGCCACATTATCATTCTTCAGGGTCTCTTCCCGGGATCGCAACTGTTCCCGGATTTTTTGCTGGTCAATCAGGGCCGCGTTACGCAGCAGTTCCTGCTTCTGCATCTCCGTCAGGGTTTTCAGTTCGCCCTGCGCAGTCTGGTACTTCAGCTTCGCCAGCTCTGTATTCTGACCCGCCAGTGCCAGTTGCTCTTTCTGCTGCTTCAGTAGCCGGGAAAAACTGTCTTCCGCTTTTTCCGTCTCTGATTTTCCACCCCGGGATTTAGGTTTGTTCGCCTCGTTATTACGCCAGGCTTCCAGAGCATTACTGATATAACGCTGTCTCGCCTCCTGATACGAATCCCCCACAAAACCAAGGTCATCCGCCGCATACCCCAGCCGGGCACGCTCTTTTTCCTCCCCCTTCAGTCGGGACAGGGCCAGCTCACGTTCTGTTTTTGTCAGGGCGCTCTGCTGTTTATCATCCAGGGTGGCCTGCGGCAGCCGTAACGGTACATTCACCAGTCCCTGACGCTGCTGAAGCAGTTCATTCCCCAGCCCCAGCAGACGGTTGAATTCCGTATGCTGACCGTTCATAACCAGCATGGACTGGTACACCTTATTCTGCTCTGCCGCCTGCTGACGAATTAACGCCACACGACGGTCTTCCAGCCCGGCAAGCACATCCTGAATGGACTGCGCTTTTTCCTGCATCTGTGCCAGACGGGACTGCTCAACGGCAAGCTGCTCTGTTGCCTGAGAAAGCCCTTCCGTCACGGTCTTCACCGATGTCAGATGGTTTATCATGAATCCGTCACCGGTTGTCCAGCCAGGGTTAGCCAGAACATACTGATATCCAGCGATTTTTTCCTGCAGGGATTTCACCCGGCTGGCCTGTTCATCAATCAGCCGGTTCTGCTCTGCCAGCGCCGCCCGTGTTCGTCCTTCATTATCTGAGGCTTCAGGCAAAGACATTGACGGCGTTTTATGCGCGATTTCATCTATCGTCAGTGCATACTGGCGCGCTGACTCCCTGGCCTGCTCCTGATTCTGGTACAGCGTATACCATGCTGCTGCCCCCAGCATCACCAGTCCGGGTACGCCACCAACCAGTCCCAACGCACCAGTCATCAGACGTGAGCCCACCGCCGTTGTACTGTTCAGCTCATTCTGGGCTGCGGTTCTGGCAGCAATATTTCTGTTCAGGCGTTCCTGTGTGGCCGCCAGACGGGCTTCTGCAGCAATCTGCATCTCCGTCCCGCGGGCTGCCGCCACAGCCTGCTGTGCACGGTACACGGCTGCCCTTGCCCGCGCCGTGGCAATCTGCGTCCCCCTGAGCTGTGCTTCCGCCAGTGCCACTTCATTACGTGCTGCCGTCACAAGTCCTGCCGTGGCAGACACCGCTCCGGAGGCCATATTGCCAAAGTACCGGGCAACCCCGACGGCAACCAGCGCCCCCGCGGCTGTTGCCACATTATCAATATTACCGGCAACACCGTTCAGCACGCCGGAGAGCGTTTTCGTCGCTCCGCTGGCTTCATTCGCGCCACCCACCCAGGCCATAAAGGCGTTTTCCACCTTTGTGATCCCGTCAGAGACCGTTTCCGGCATGGCGGCATATTCATCACGCAATACCCCCAGCTGGCTGATTAACGCAGGAACGACTTTATCCGCCGTCAGTTTGCCGTCGTCCGCCATCGCCTTAAGGTCTTTACGGGCCACGCCCATACCCGCAGCCAGTGCACGTACGATCCGGTCTCCGCTTTCATTGACCGAATTAAATTCCTCACCGCGTAACACACCCTGTGCCAGCGCCTGGCTGAACTGGGTGATCACCGAGCCCGCCTCTGCCGTACTGGCACCGGAGATTTTCAGCCCCGTGGAAATGGCCTCCGTCACCTTCAGCACATCATCAGCACTGTAACCATATTCACGCATTGAGGCTGCCGAGCGGGCAAACAGGGCCGCATTATCTGAAAATGCCGTGCCCGTCCGCTGGCTGATATCCATCAGCACTTTCTGTGATGACGAAAATTCATCGGATGACTGCGACGCCTGTTTCAGTCGGGCATTCACGGAACTCCATTCATCGGCCAGAGAAATCAGGTGTCCGGTGGCAAAGGCACCTGCAAATGCCCCCGCCGTTCCGGCAGCTGAAGCGCGGATTTCCGTCAACTGGCTGTTCAGCTCAGCCAGGGCGCGTCGCTGCACCCGGGCGACTGCGGCAGCCTGACGCCCGCCATTCTGCAGGGTCCGGTAATATTCACTGCCCATGCGGGAAGCCCGCTGGATCTCCGACTGGAATGACTGCGAATTTGCCGAAATTTTGATAATCAGTTCACGTAACGTCGCCATTCACCTTTCTCCGGGCGTAAAAAAACCGCCTCAGCGGTTCTCATCATTCATGACTGTGCTGCGAAGCTCAGCGCGTCTTCCAGCGCCGCAAACGGATCCACCTCCGGCTTATCCTCATCCTCGCCCCAGCAGAGCATGGCGTCCTTCAGTGCAACATTCATCCCCTGTGCCCCAAAAACCGCTTTCACGATCTGTGCATTACGGATATCCCCGCGCTCATCACCCAGCGGGGATACCCTGTCGAACTCCATCCACATCATCGCCTCGCTCACACTCAGGCTGTGCCGCAGTTCGGATAAGGTGCGCCCCAGACGGAGCGCAAGTCGCATCAGAAAGCGAATTTCCGGGCGGGCTACTTTTTTCTGGCCGACTCTGCATCAGCGATCAGTTCCAGTGCCTGACGCAGCAACCGGGCATGTACCGGACCATAGACGGCCAGCACCTGCTCACGGTCGTCCGGAGCGAACACCCGCTGCAGATCCGTATCACACAGGACATCGCAGAACAGCGTCACATCCGCTTCTAGGTTACGGCGGGTTTTCGCCACCACCGACAGGGTATCGTCATCCTCTCCATCACCATTGAGCACTTCCTGCCACAGATACCAGGCCTCTGCCGAAGGCTCCCGCAGCACCACGCTGACATTACCCCATTCCGGCACCTTCACCGTTTTATGACGAAACCCTGACAGTCTGGCCAGCGCCAGCGTTTTCAGATCCTTTTTCATGATGACCCATCCCCTTATCCGGCGGCTGCGCTCACTGTCACGGTGCATTCAACAGACGTCACACTCTGTGCTTTCTCTGCCGAATCGGTCACCACGCAGGTATATTTCCCCGCATCAGCGGACTGCGCACCTGGCTTACTGAAGGTGTCTGTCGTCTGCCCGTCAACCGGCTGACCATCCTTCTTCCAGGCGTATTTATACGGCGGCGTTCCCCCGTTGGCACTGACTGACATTGTCAGCAGCGCACCTGTATTCACGGTAAGTGTTTTATCCAGATTTTTCACAAACGCCAGCGGTACCACAAAGGACACCGGTTTGCCTTTCATACGCAGTGAAAACGTTGCTGCCACCACGCCGTTGGTACCGGATGACCAGGTGTGCTGACGCACTTCCGCCAGGAACTTAAAGCCCTTACCGGACGGAAACAGCACCTTAAACGCATACAACGCGTCATTGTCATAGGCATCACGCAGGGCGTTCTGGGCCTGATTCAGATAAAAATTACCCGACATGGAAATCTCAGACGACGCCCCCAGACCGTTGATGTTCTCCTGCTCGGTGGAGCAGAGCGTGGTCACATCAATATCCTGTTTCTGACCAGCGGTGAACTGGACTTCCTTGATGGTGCAGTCCAGGCGCAGATATTCCGCCTTATCCATAGTTTCAGCAGTCGCCGGGGCAGATGAAATCATCACCTGCGTCAGCTGTGAGCGTTCATACAAAGCAGACATTCTGCCTCCTGATAATAAAAAACCCGCACGCGGCGGGGTATGGGTTTTGTAGAAAAAAAGAAAAAGTCACACCGTGACCTGAAACTCCAGGGTTGCACGGTAACAGCGGTTTTCCGGAATATAGTCCTGCATTTCACTGACGGATCCCGGGGCCAGCAGCATTATGGCTTCACGGGCGTCCTGACGTATCTGACGCGCCTGCGTCACAGTCCCGGCATAAACGTCTATCTGCACCGACACTGAGGACTCCGCCTGCCCGCCCATCACGTCCGCAGACACCGATGAAATCAGGCTGAAAACCACCCACGGAAGCGCCACCGACGGCCTGCCATCCAGCAGGGGGACCACATACGGGTACACCTGCCCGCCGGCAAGATGCGCCAGATGAGGATACAAATCCGCCTCCGTCATCGTCTCAGTACCTCATCAATGGCCCGGTTCATCCGCGCAATCGCCACCTGAGCTGCCTGTTCACTGCGCACATCAAACGCCGGGCGCACAAACGGGTGCGGTGGCATATTCACGGTCCCCATTTCCACAAACCGCCAGTAGAAAGCATTGCGCGGGTTATCCGCCTTCATGGTGTTATCGCTGTTACCGGTGTCCGGATTAACACCACGGATATGGACACCGGATTCCATCCCGCCATCGCGGGAGCGCCGGGAAAGGACCACCACATTGCGGCGCAGTTTTCCCCTGCGTACCGGTGCCCGTGACACCACTTCTTCTTTCAGCACATTCGCACCCGCACGGGTTGCCTCACGCAGCACCCGGTTATTTTCCGCACCACTCAGAAGCTGCAAATCGCGGCTGATGTCCTCCAGCCCCGAAAAATCCAGCAGGGTTTCGATCATTTTTCCCCTCCCAGCCGACAGAGAATTTCCAGACGCCCGCCGGTCGCATCCGGCACGGGCAGCCCGACAACGTTCAGGATCCGGTCACGCCATGGACCACTCAGCACATGAAGTCGTGACGCTGCCGTGATTTCCCGACCGGACTGACCGCGCACCCAGATGCGGATTTCCGCCTGCGCCATTTCCGCACCGGACTGCATCCGCTCCCGGCTGCTCCTGCCTCGGATATCCGCATGAATTTTCCCGCATGACACCCATTCTTCCGTCATTTCTCCGGCAGCGTTACGGGTTAACACCGGGTTCAGAACACTTATCATCTGTGTCAGACGACCTGCAGATATTGCCATTCCCCCTCCTCATAACACCGTCGGACAACGCAAATCGTAAATCAGCACGGAAACAGAAAACGGCAGCTCCCCCTGAAGCAGTTCTTCCCGCTCCGCAAGATCCGGATTCCGGTACAGCATCCCGGTCAGTCGCATGGCAGCCCCCTTCATCCGGGTTAATGCCTCGCCCGGGATCAGTTCACCGTCCTCACGGATCACTTTATCCCGGCTGCCCTGAATGTAGGCCAGCAGCACGGCGGTAGCCTGACGAACCTTGTCCATCAGCATGTCATCATCCGCGTCATGGTCGACACGCAGATGTGCCTTGATCTCTTCCAGTGTCAGTAATGCCGTCATTTTCCGCCTCCTGCATCCCGCCCACGTTTTGCAGCCAGGGTCCAGGCTGATGAATGAGCTTCTCCGGGTTTATCTTCGGTCATACTGTTGCAGTGCCACAGCGAGCCCCCCCACGTCACCGTATCGCCGGGGTGGTAGGTTTCACCGGCTCTGAACACACCGCGGTAGAGCATCACCGGCAGGGAAAATGTTTTTTCCGTACGCTGGCCACTGCTCTGCCGGACCACCACAGAGAACAACCGCTCACCCGTCATGCTGACGTCAATATCCGCCACCCCGTCAACCAGGCATTCCCATCCCCGCATCCCGTGCGTTTTTTCATACGCCCGCCAGAGTCCGCCCTGGTGTGTGGCATACGTGCCCCGGGGAAAGGATTTTTGATCGTCAATGGCGGGGAGTATTTCCAGAGCCGTGGCATCACGCCCGTCCTGCGGAGCCGGCAGGGCACTCACCGCATCCAGAACCGCCTTCTGCAGAACATCCGGATCGTAGTCACGACCATCACGCGGAACATGAATATGGCTTACCGCCTCCTTCACCATCTGTTCAAGCATCGGACGCACATCATCCGGGGTGAGACTTTTACCGTC